CAGATCAGACACGCCAACGGCACAGAGTCAATTGAGATGTTATCTGGAGCAAGGCTCGATGTTGTTGCAGCAACTAGAGACGGCTCACGCGGTCGTTCAGTCAATGGACTCCTCTACATCGATGAAGTACGAGAGATCACTGAAGATGGATTTAGAGCTGCAACTCCTACTACTAGAGCTCACCCAAACTCTCAGACGCTTCTTACCAGTAATGCAGGAGACGCTTTCAGCACTGTACTCAACGATCTCAGAGAACGCGCAATAGATTACCCGCCTAAGTCTTTCGGCTTCTATGAGTATTCTGCGCCACAATATTGCAAGATAACAGATCGGGATGCGTGGGCTCTGGCTAATCCATCGCTGGGCTACACCATTACAGAGGAGGCGATTGAGGAAGCGATCGCTACTTCTCCGATTGAAAACACGCGCACTGAGACTCTCTGCCAATGGATTGACTCCCTTAGTAGCCCATGGCCGCATGGCATCCTTGAGGAGACGAGCGATTCAACTCTGGAAATGGCTGTAGGTGCTTACACAGTATTCGGCTTTGATGTCTCACCTTCAAGGCGTAACGGCTCTCTCGTTGCTGGGCAATTGCTTCCAGATGGGCGTATCGGTATCGGTATTCTAGAGACTTACAGCTCTCAAGTAGCCATTGATGAGTTAAAGATGGCAGCTTCTATCAAGTCATGGTGTGACATCTACAAGCCTCGCCTTGTCTGCTTTGACAAGTACGCCACTCAGACCATTGCAGATCGGCTTCACAATGCTGGAGTTATAACCGAGGATGTCTCAGGGCAACAGTTTTACAAAGCCTGTGGAGATCTCTTAGAAGGCTTGGTCAATCATCGAGTAGTGCATAATGGTCAGGCAGAGTTCATCCAACAGATGAATAACTGCGCGGCTAAGGTCAATGACAGCGCATGGCGCATCATCAAACGCAAGTCAGCAGGTGACATCTCTGCTCCTATCGGGATCGCCATGGCAGTATCAAAGCTTATGATCCCTCAGCCTAAGCCACAGATTTATACTTAGACACGCCCTAGCATGTTGTCTAATTACTTGACAAATGCTACACTTTATGACTATGGGTCTATTCCGCAAAACTGAAGCAATCAATAATGATCAGCGTTCATCGCTTTTAGCGCAATACGCCCCTCAAATTATGGGCGAGAACTTAAACTCGCTTTACAACTATATACTCCCTCGCGTTCAACGCAACGAGGCTATGTCTGTGCCATCGGTAGCTAGATGCCGCAATCTTCTCTCTGGTGTTGTCGGAGATCTACCACTTAACTTGTATCGTAAATCTACAGGTGAAGAATTAGGTAATCCAATCTGGGTTGATCAACCTGCAATCAATCAGCCGCGCTCTGTAACAATGGCGTGGACTGTTGATTCACTTCTTATGTATGGCGTTGCTTATTGGCAGGTCACAGAAGTATATGCAGAGGATGGACGCCCATCACGCTTTAAGTGGATACCTAATGTAAAGGTTACATTTACAACTGATCTTTACGGCATGGAAGTTACTCAGTACTACATCGAGGCGCAAGCTGTACCGATGTCAGGACTTGGATCACTTGTTACATTCCAAGCCTTTGATGAAGGTATCTTAGAACGCGGATCTGAAACAATTAGAGCTGCAATTGATTTAAGAAAAGCAGCAGTAATCGCAGCAAGTACTCCAATGCCTACTGGAGTGCTACGCAACAACGGAGCAGACCTAGATCCTAAAGAGGTTGCCGGTCTTTTAGCAGCATGGAAAAACGCTCGTCAAAACCGTGCGACTGCTTTTTTAACATCTACTCTTGAATACCAGCCAACATCATTCTCACCTAAAGACATGATGTACGATTCTGCCCAGCAATTCCTTAGCACAGAAATTGCCAGATTGTGCAACATCCCCGCTTATCTGTTATCAGCTGAAATGAATAACAGCATGACTTATGCGAATGTACTAGATGAGCGCAAGCAATTTTATTCTCTCTCTGTCGTTCCATATGTAAATGCAATTCAGGATCGCTTATCAATGGATGACATCACTGCTCGCGGTAACGCGGTTAAGTTCGATGTCGATTCATCATTCTTAGCAACAGAGCCTATGGAGCGATTGCTAGTAATTGAAAAGATGTTATCTCTAGGCTTGATTACAGTAGAGCAAGCGATGGAGATGGAAGATCTAACACCTAATGGAAGCGAAGGACTCGAATAATGGAAAACCAAGTAATCCATTTCTCATCTGGACTTATTGCCAATGTTGAGGAAAGATTAATCTCAGGCAAGATCGTCCCAACAGGAACAGGCGAAGTGGGCAACACTTCAGCAGGTAAGGTTGTCTTTGAGAAGGGTGCGATCGCACTTCCAGAAGATCCTAAGACCGTCAAGTTACTTAATCAGCATGACATGAAGCAGCCTCTCGGCAAAGCAACACAATTCACAGAGCAAGAAGATGGCATCTATGCATCATTTAAGATTTCACGATCTAATCGCGGTTCAGAAGCTTTGATCCTTGCAGAAGAAGGCTTGCAGTCTGGTCTGTCTGTAGGAGTAGAAGTTATCAAGTCAAAGCAGAAGGGAAATGTTATGTTCGTTTCCGCTGCTAGATTGTTTGAAGTAAGTTTGGTAACAGAGCCAGCATTTAAGTCGGCTCAAGTTATCGATGTTGCTGCTGAGGAAACTCCAGAAGCAGTAGAAGAAATCCAACCAACAGAAAGCGAGACAGCTGTGGAGAATACTCCAGAGACAGTTGCAGCACCAGTAGAGGCAGCAGCGGTTGAAGCTGCTCGTCCTGTTGTTACTGCAACCACATTCGTGCGCGAGCGCGTAGCACCAATTACATCAGCGCAATACCTAGAAGCAAACATCAAGGCAGCACTTGGTGATGACGAGTCACGCCGCATCGTTCGAAGCGCGGATGATTCGACTTCAACAAATACAGGTCTTACACTTGCACCACACCTAAATACTTTTATTACAGATACATTCACAGGACGCCCAGCGTTCGATGCAGTGACACGCGCAGCTCTAACTGAGTCAGGCATGAGCTTCACTGTTCCTCGCTTGTACACAAACGCATCTTCAGCTGATACTGCTCCAACAGTTGCAGACACAAACGAAGGTTCAGCACCATCTGAGACAGGAATGACATCTGCTTACGACACAGTAACAGTGAACAAGTTCTCAGGACTACAGCGCGTATCATTTGAGCTTGTAGATCGTTCATCTCCAGCGTTCATGGAATTGATGATGACTGAGCTTCGTAAGGCATACGAGTCAGCAACAGACAAGGCTCTTATTGCAGCGTTCACTGCATCTGGTACACAGGCAACTGGCGTAGCAGCAACAGCAGCAGGACTTCAGAGCTTCATCTCTGTAGAAGGCGCAGCAGCTTACAAGGGTACTGGCGGAGATTTCGCTAACAAGCTTGTAGCAAGCACCGACCAATGGGCGGCAATTTCAGGATACGCCGATACCACTGGACGAGCCCTGTATTCCGCACAAGGTGCAACATACAACGCATCAGGCGTAGCAAATGCAACATCTGTTCGTGGTGGAATCCTTGGTACTGATCTAATCGTAGATCACAACATCACAACTTCAGGTGTTATCGATGAGTCAGCGTTCCTTGTTGCTCCATCATCTGTCTACACATGGGAGTCACCAACTACACAACTTCGTGTTAATGTTTTGACTTCAGGCGAGATCGAGATCAACCTTTACGGATACCTAGCAATTTATGTTGCTAAGTCAGGTAAGGGTGTTCGCCGCTTCAACTACACAGCTCCGTAAGCTGTAACTAAGTACGCTCTAGGGGGTCAGTAGCCCTCTGACTCCCTAGAGTCTTTAGAAAGGAAATCATGGCACTTACAACAGTTGCAGAGTTACGCTCCACCTTAGGTGTAGGCACTTTGTATAGTGACGCGACCCTTCAGGAAGTGTGTGACGCTACAGATGCAGTCCTACTTCCAATGCTATGGACTAACTCTTATTTCAACATCGCACACAGCAACACAGCTCACACAGGTACTCTTTACTTTGAGGACAAAGTTGAAAAGGTCTTTTATGTAGGTCAGACTGTGAACATTACAGGCAACGGATCTAAGCACAATGGATCAAAGACTCTCACTGGAGTAGGCGATTACAACATCACTTATAACATTACAGGCAACAACAACACTCCAGCAGTAGAGCATCCAGTACAACCTTTTGGCACAGTCTCAGCAGATACTTATGTAGATTGGGCATTAGACACAGCAGTGCAGCAAGCAGCTTTGATGGTATCTGTTGAGATCTGGCAAGCGCGTACAGCCACCCTTTCAGGCAGTAACCTTGTCGATTTCCAGCCAAGCCCTTATCGAATGAGCGCACAGCTTCTCGCTAAGGTGCGAGGATTGATCGCTCACGCGCTAGCACCTACATCGATGGTTGGATAATGCCACCTGTTGCCATCACCACACTCCGCACCACTTTAGCGACTGCCCTAGTCAATAACGCTAAGTGGCAGACTTTTGCATTTCCGCCCAGCACTGTATTGGCTAACAGCGTGATTGTCAGTCCAGATGACCCCTATCTCACACCTAACAACAATAGCCAGATTTCAATTAGCCCAATGGCTAACTTTAAGATTGTGATGACTGTCCCACTCTTTGACAATGAGGGAAACCTCAACGGCATAGAGGACACAGTAGTAAGCGTGTTCGCACTGCTGGCTGCTTCATCTCTGGTCTATAATGTAAGCGCAATCAGCGCACCTAGCGTTCTCAACGCGGCAAGCGGAGACTTGCTTAGCTGTGAGATGTCCGTATCAATCCTAACGAGTTGGAGTTAATTATGTCCGATTGGGAAAAAGAGAACGAAGCCTTTCTGATCAAGATCGGACAGGTTAGCAAGTCAGCACCAACACCTAAGCCAGTAACTAAGAAAGACGAGGAATAATCCATGGCTGTATTTCTAAACAACGGAGTTTCGGTCACTGTGAACTCAGTCGATCTAAGCGACCATGTAACAAGCATTACAATCAACCGCACATTCGATGAGCTAGAAGTAACAGCGATGGGTGACTCAGGTCACAAGTTCGTTAAGGGTCTAGAAGCGTCATCAATCACAATCGATTTCCTCAATGACACAGCTACAAGTGAAGTCCTACAGACTCTACAGGCTGCATGGGGAACATCTGTACCAGTAGTTATCAAGCAGTCAAGCTTGGCAGTCTCAGCGACTAACCCAAGTTACACAATGACATGCCTAGTAAACAACACAACAGACATCAATGGCTCAGTAGCAGACCTAAGCACTCAATCAGTGACATGGAATGTAAACGGCACAATCGCAATAGCAACAGCATAATTAACTAACAAAGGGGCTAGACATGGCAAAGCTAAAAATCGTTCGACAAGATGGAAGCGTTATCGAGGGCGAAATCACACCTGCTGTAGAATATTTTTTTGAACAGCATACAAAGATGGGGTTTCATAAGGCGTTCAGAGATTTAGAGCAGCAGAGCCATGTCTACCTTTTGGCTCATGAAGTTATTCGCAGATCAGGTGAATCTGTTAAGCCTTTCGGGATGGAGTTTATCGAGACACTCAAGAGTGTCGAGGTTCTAGACTCTGACCCTTTAGCTTAAAGCGCGATCTTCCGTTCACCTACCTAATTGCTAGGCTAAGCATTAGGTTAGGGATCGCGCCACAGCACTTACTGGAATTAGATAAGACAATGCTCGATGCATTAGTGCAAGGGCTCAAGGATGAAGCGAAAGAGGTGAGCGATGCCAACAGAGGTCGTAGGCGCAATCGCTCTTAAGAAAGCCCTCAATAAGTATGCTCCAGATCTTGCTAAAGAATTGACAAAAGAATTGGGAGCGATCCTTAAGCCTATTGTTAATGAGGCTCGCTCTTATGTTCCAACTGCACCACCTATGAGTGGATGGAGTGAGACACAAAACCCTAAAGGTAAGTTTCCTAAATACAATGCTCTGGAGATCCGTAAGGGCATTATGTATAAGACAACACCATCAAAGCCTAATCGCGCTGGGTTTGTGAACAACATTCGCATCCAAAATAAATCTATGATCGGTGCAATCTATGAGACTGCTGGTCGCAAGAATGGGCAAGGTCAGGATTGGGTGGGTCCTAAAGCAGGTGGAGCATCTAAAGGTGTCTCTCGATCCAATAACCCTTATGCTGGTAATCAATTTATATCTAATCTTGGTCAGCTCTATGGTCCAGTCCGTAAAGGCGATCATCGCATGATGGGTCGCTTAATCTTTAGAGCATGGGCTAAGACCCAAGGTAGAGCTAACGCTTCCGTGTTCAAGGCAATTGAAAACACCACAACCAAGTTTAATAAGAGAACCGCCATGGTAGATGTTAGGAGAGCCGCATGAGTAATGTAAACATTAACATCGCCGCCGAGTTCAAGGGTAAAAAGGCATTTAAGGAAGCAACAACATCAACCGACAAGCTTACTAAAAATGTCAAAGGTCTTGCTAAAGGCTTGCTGGCTGTTTATAGCGCACAGAAGATTATGTCCTATGCAAAGGCATCTGTTAAGGCTTTCGCAGAAGATGAGAAGGCAGCAGCCTCATTAGGACAGACTCTTAAGAATCTAGGTCTGGCATACGGCGCAAACGCTGGAACAGTTAATGGATTTATTTCTCGCCTTGAGATGCAGACAGGTGTGCTTGACGATGAGCTACGCCCTGCCATGGATCGCTTATTACGAGCAACAGGCGATGTTACCAAGTCTCAGGAATTACTCGGACTTGCTCTAGACATTAGCGCGGGCACAGGTAAGAGTTTGACTCAGGTGAGCCAATCGCTCCAGAAGGCTTATCTAGGGCAGACTCAGGCGCTTGGTCGCTTAGGTGTAGGACTATCAAAGGCAGAGCTTGAGACATCATCCTTTGCTGAAATCCAAGATCGCCTTAATGTTCTATTCGCTGGACAAGCAGCAACAGCCGCAGACACTTATGCAGGTTCACTTGCCCGATTAACTGTGGCAGGTAACAATGCCAAGGAGACAATCGGTAAGGGTCTAGTCGATGCCTTTGTCACTATTACTAACTCATCATCTGTTGATGACCTAGTAACTAAAATTGACAAGGCAGCGCAATCAATCGCTAACTTTACTCGCGAGACCGGCGAGTTTATTAAAATCACCAAGGACATCTTTAGGAATCCTAGCTTCTTCGCACCATCTGGCGGCTTATTTGGTGATGGTA